GCCGTTGCGTTGATGGCATACGTTAGGTTGAGTTGGTCAATGCCTCCCGCTTGGAAATTGACCGACGCCGAGGAAATCAGAGCAGTCTGAAACGATACCGCTGCGTTGGCGTTGATCTGAACCGTCCAGTTGGTATTGGGCAATGGCATTACTTGGCAACGGCTAGGTCGTTAACTTCGGCTTTCAGCTTTTCCAAGTCAGCCCGCGTCGATGCGCTCATCTTGTTTATGTTAGCCATAAGCATCTGCATGAGCTGCATAAGCTGCTCAGATGACCCGCCAGCGGCAGTCTGTGCCACGGCTGATTGTAGCTGACCCACGAATGCACTGGATGCTCCGCCTTGAGCCAGAGACTCAGCCAACCGCCCGCCTGCGGTGCCGACTTGCTCGCGCTCGCGTGCCATCCTAGCCGCCGCTCTTTCTTCGTCTTGTGCTTTCTTTTCCTCTTCTCGTCTAGCTGCCTCTGCTTGCCGCGCCTGCTCGGTTTCAATCTCCGCTTGTGCGGTCGTAGCAGACGCAATCTGCCGAGTCTGGAAAACCTTTCCCTTCGTGCGTAAACCCATCTCCCCAGACTCCGCGGACTGGCGAGATTTAGCAGCATCGTCCGCAGACTTCTGCGCCTCGTCCCTTTGCTTCTCCACTTCCTTCTGGAGTTCTTCCTGAGTCTTCAGTCCGGTCCGTTTCTTCGCCGCCTCATTCTCCGCGAGTTTCGCCTTTTCCCCCTCAATCCGCGCAATCATTTCTTGATAGCGGGCTTGTTCCTCGGTGAGCTTTTTGATGTCATTATCGGCAGCGTACTGCTCTTGCATCAATCGCGACGACTCCATGCTTGCCTGATTGCTGGCAATTACTTCTTCGCTTTGTTTCTGCTGCTCTGGATTCATCAGACCAGTGCCCTTCTGCTCAAGATCCATCGCGGCAATCTTCTTCTTTCTAGCAAGTTCATCCGCGGCTGCCGCTTTGGCTCTCTGCTCTGCAATCCTAGCTTCCGCCACACCTGATTCTGCCGTAAATTTGCGAGCCTCTGATTCTGTCCTGATTTTCTCGCGGGCACGGATTGCGTCCTCTTTGCTCACTTCTCCGCGGGTTTCGGCAAGCTGTAGTTGAGCCATGGATAACGCCGCTTCTGCGTCTGCTGACGCAATCTCAGCGTCTGCCATCTCCTTTTTCTGGCGGGTTACTGCTTCAGCCTGCACAAGAACTGCTTTGTAGCGGTTTTCTGCTAGTTGCAGAGTGGCGTTGTATTCCTCCTGCGCTTTTGCTGCCGCTTCGCTGGCTTTCGCATCCAGATACGCCGCATCCGCTTTCGCCATCATCTCTTGAGCCAGCGCCGCCGCCTCCTCTCGTGCTTTCTTTGCCTTCTCACCGAACAGGTCAAAGTAGTCAATGACCATGCCGATAATCTTCAGCACAGCATCCAGAGCGCCGACGAGTCCGCCGCCGATAGCCCCGGCGAGCATAGACATAGCATTGCCAGCGACGCCAGCAGCGCCGCCGGATTCTCCTGCCATTTCTCCAACCTCCTCCAACGCGGCAGCGGATCCGGAAATTTTTCCTTTGGCTTTATCCGAAGATTTTCCGATTCCGTCAATCTCCTGAGACGCCTTCCCTATTTTCTTTGACGAAGCCTCAATGATCTGCGCCGCTTCCTTCTGTTCTTCAGCGGCTTTCTCGGTGGCTTTTGCCTTTTCTTTTTCGGCGGCGGTAGATTCTTGGACAACCTTGATTTCCTTTTTCTGCTCGTCGGTCTTTTTATCGATAGCCTCGGCTTCTTTTTCTATCGCTTTGGTCGTCTCCTCCGTGGCTTTTTTCTGCTCTTCGACTGCCTTGGTGGCTTCCTCAGTGGCTTTTGTTGCCTCTTGCTGCTTTGGAGCAGCCGCTGGAGTGGTTGCCGCCGTTGCCGCATCCGTCAACTTTTTCAGCTCCGCCGCCGCCTGCTGCGCGCCTGCAGTGTCTGCGGTCAGCTTTACTTGGATCTCGAGGTTCTTGTCAGCCATTAGAGTCCCTCCTTAATCGCCATTTCCAATTCAGTCAACGCTTCCTCAGCGGCGCGGATGAAAACCTCGTCCTTGGGTAGCAATGTCGGATCCGGAGCCTTTGCTTTTGTCTGTTTAGCCAGCACGAAATATGTTGGGTCTGACTCGCTGCGGGTTGGTCCCTGCTGCTTCTTGAGTGCGCCACCGACTCGGTAGAGTTCGACGCCTTTGCTGGCTTTAAGTGATGCCACAGTCTGCCCGTGTGCGGCAGCATTGACTGGGATCGTGAGGAACTTGATCGGTTTGTTAGTGACGACCGAAATGCGCCCCGTCGGTCTGATAGGCGGGCCGCCCATGACGTGGCGCCGGAAGCCCACGGTGGGGAATGTGACGCTGATGCTATTTCCGGTGACCGTGATGACGGAATCCCTGCCAACGCGATCCCAGTAATTTGTTCTCTCTCCGCCGAGTTTATTGGCGCGAGAAGCATTCAGCGCGGTAAAGTGGTCGACGATTGAATCCCGAACGCCAGCACGCATTGATGCCGCGATTTCCTCGGGATTTGCCGCGCCCTTATAATGCTCAATGGCGGAAAGCGACTCCTCCAGTCCCTTGATGGTAAATGTTAGAGTCATGACACAAGTTCCCAGAGTGCAGCGAGAAACGCCACCACTGTGCCGAGCGGCTTGATGCGTTGGATTAGGCGATTAAAATCGTCCAGCAGGTCAGTCCCAGCGAATTCCTTACGCATCGCGTCCACGGCTGGCTCGTCGCCTCCGAGCCTAGACCACTCACGCAGCGCTCGCCGTTGGTAGTTTTCCGTACCGTCGACGTTATCGACTTGGATGACGCCCGCGAGGATGTCCAATGGCCATGTCCGCGTGCCGTTAGGGTCGGTAAACACTAACTTATCGTCCACGAAGATGGCGAGCCCACCCATCTCCTTCTCTACTTTCTTCCGTGCCTCTGGGTCGCGGATTTCGGTGGCAACTTCCAGCGTGGAATTGAGCGACGGCGGCGGAAGCGCTTCCGTTGGGTCTGGATTCCGTGGGGGCGGTGGAGGCGGAACCAATAACGGCGACGGCGGGCGCGGAGGAATGACCGGAGCGGGCGGAGGTTTCGGTGCTTCCTGCTGCGGTTCTGCGGGCGTTGGCATCTCGGCAGGTGTCGGCACCTTAGGAGGAGGCGGCGGACCCGTTGGCGGTGCTTTGGGTGGCTTAGGGAGCGCAGGAAGTGGAGCTTTCCCGGGCACCCATACGTCGGCAGGCTTTACCTCCGGAGGCAGTGACTGCGGAATCGGATCTTGCTCGCTTTTCGGTGGTGGCTTGAGCAAGCCCCACTCCTTGGCCTTGCTGAATTTGACAGGCTTGAAGATCATCTTGGAGCCCCATTTCAGAGGTGCGTAGGTTGCACCGAAATCAGATATAGCCAGCCAGATCGGATCATCGTGGAGTGCTGCCATCCGGTCTGGGTCTAGCTTGCTCTTCGTGTCCTGCAACGCCTTCGGCCAAATCTGTTGCAGCCAGCGGCGAGGTTCTTCTGCCGCTCCTCCACGGATCAGCTCCCGACCCGGAAATGCACGGGATGCTGCCCTCATTTCGGCGTCAACCATCCATCCACTAGCAAGGTCTACGTTTGTCCGCAGGTTGATTAGCTGCCTATGGATGTTGTTTAGGTCCTTGATGGTGCCTTCCTGCCCGGGCTCTGGCTTGTAGCCTGCCTTCTTGAGCCCCTCCTGGACGATTTCCGTGGCGCGGGCGAAGTTGATTTCCCCGTTTTGAATGGCTACCGCAGCGGACCGAAAAACCTCCAGAATCTCCGCTCGCATCACGCCAGCCATGAAGAACGACTGCTCTTTAACCCACAATGGCAGACGCGCAAATTCCCTCGTCCGCAGCTCTGTCGGAAGCGGCGTCTTTTCGCGGAAGAATTCCTGTGCGGTTGTTGCCATCAGAAAAGAAACGCGACCACGATAATCGCAATGATGCCGAACGCAAACCCTAGCAAGAGCGCGGCAATGTGCTGGTCATGCTGCCTCCTGCGCTTGTTCCGCTCCCTAGCCAACTCGGCAAAGTAGCGGTTGGCGCTCTCTTCAGACATTAGGAGAGTCTGCCGGAAATGCTCCACTGAATTGTCACCGTGCATCCCGTCCTGCTTATGTTGCCCGGTGTTACGGCAGCGTCCGCAAGGCTCAAGACCGTTCCGGACTCTGACATCGTCACACTTACAAGGTCTGTGTATCGGGTCGTCCATGACATCATTGCGGTCGCAGCCGCGGCTGGTGTTGCGTATTCGTAGGATACCGTAAACGAGCAGCTTATGAGACGGTTTCCGCGGCGGACGATCTTCGGGTACGCGGCCCCGATCACGTTTTCGACACTGTCGCCGTCTTGGATTTGCAGCGCGAAATTCTGCTCATCCTCAACCTTGCCAGAGTCGGCTCCGGCAATAGTATAGGTGCCCGCGACTATGGTCATGGCGAATCAATGCTGAAAAGCGACTGGCGGACTCCGCCTGAGAATGTGCGCAGAGACTGCCATGTTAGGTCGCCGTTGCGCATGACCGTTGTGCCGTAATTGGCGGACCCGGCAGAAACGCTAGTGCTTCGAAGTTTAACGTCCAGATAGTCGCCACCGTTTTCCATACGGAGCCAGAGCTGCATCGGAGTTGCGGCTTTCATACTCTGCCCGCGCCGCCGCCCCTCAAGGCTCGCGCCCATGTCCTGCTGAAGCAGTACCTTCTGGATTTCCTCGTCTGTCATAAGCTCACCGACTGGCTGGGCCGTGACGGTAACGGTTAGGTCGGTATATTTGATGTCAACGAGTCCACAAGTATCAACGACGTGGTCGGCGGTGGCAAGGTTGATGTTTACGACCGCACCATTTGCGGTACAGAAGTCATTCCAAGGTGCCGCCACCGGGTCCAGTGCGGTCCATGCGTTAGCGGAAACCGCGCCATAACGCAGCTTCGGCGGGGCAGTCCAGATGCGGTCAGGATCAAAGTCATCAAGATCACCCGCGGCAGGGGCGGACCATGTGCGGTAATCCACGATGGCATCAACGTCTGTTGCCTCGAGTTTCCGGTGGTAGATCGCGGTAAACGTCACTTGTCCGACCTGCGTTTGCGTTGCCGAGAACGTCAGAGTAGGCAGACCAGTTAGAGCCACGTTTTGGAAGGTGATGATTTTCTCAGCGCCGCCCGATTCAAAAAGCGGATGAATGACCAGCGTGTCAGACGAGAACAGAGACCCGTCCGTGGTTGGGTCAACTGTGTAGGCAACGGCGAGCTTTAGCTGTGTTGCGCTAGTGACCGCTTCAATCCGCCACGTCCCGTTGTAGGTGGCGGTGGAGCATCCGGAGATCGTGACATACTGCCCGACGACGTAGCCGACGGTACTGCCGATTGTGATTGTGGTGGCGGCTCCTGCGTCTGCGGTCGCGTAACCAGTGATTGCGGTGCTGCTCCACTTAAAGAGGCTTTGCCCTGGCTGATATTCGGTGTCGACTCCGAAATTATTGAGCAATAGTGAAATGTCGTCCCACATGCCGGAAGGCGTGAACTGGATGGTGTGCCTAACCAAATTAACCCGTTGGTCAGTGATGCCAGCGGAGTCAACGGTTACGGGCGTCAGCGTGGTCTCCTTGTTGATGACCACGTCGCCTTGAGAGCGGTAAAAACGACCACGCCAACGGATTCCGCAAGGACCGGAAATAACTGTACAATCACAAGTAGCCATGTCTTTAGTGTTTTATGGGGTTAAGCTGCGCCGGGTTTCGGTGGTGTGGTCCGGCGGGTAAAGGTGACCAACGAGCAATTGGCCATTTCAAGGATGAGGTGATAGGCTCGACCTGTTGGCAGCGCTTGCCCGTCTGCGCCGACCGCAATCTGTTGCTCAATGCGGACAGGATTCCATATGCCGCCAGTCATGCGGGTTCCGTCTTCGCGGAGTGCGCAGGCTTTACCTTGCAGCGCTTGAGCGGCCCTCTGCGCGACCCTCAGGCCGTTATCCCATGCGCCGCTGGCTCCGCGATTCTGTGGGATGATTTCGGTGACTCGCACAATGACAGAGCCAGACGCTGCAAGGCATCCGCCGGATTGAGGGAAGCTGATAGTGTCGTAGCCAACCGCCACCAGAATCCCGCGGACCTCGGCGAGCTTGATTGCCTGCAAAACGTCCTGATTGACATCCTCAACCACCGGAATGGCGGGCCGTCCGTTCGTAGGCGTGAAATACGCGTCCTCCCTCAAGTGCTTGCAAACAGTAAGCAAGACCTGTGTCAGCGTGTCTTCGTTATTCTCTGCCATCGACTACGATTTCGGGCGGTTTCTCAGCAGGTTTCTTCGCCTGCTCTGCTTTGCGTCCTGTATTTGCTAGGGTGACATACGCAAGCCAGAAAGCAAGAAAGAACAGCTTCGTGCGCTTGGTTACGAGCGGCGGCGGGCGTTCTTGCTTCGTGGGCTTGCATCGGTCTAGCAGTTGGAGGACTTGTTTTAGGTCATCAAGATTGGGATCCCTCATGGCGGCGGATGTAATCAAGAAGCAAGTCCCTGATTTTCACGCGGTCTTGCTCGCATTCATCCGACCGTTTTTCAAGCGCCACGATGCGGCTCTCGTACTGCTGCGATAGCTTGTTAGCCACGAAGTAAACCGCAGCCATGAGAAGCCCGGGCGTGCCGAGCTTGTCGAACATAGAGATGATTTCGCTACTCATATTTAGGAAAGTCTGGCAATGATAAACCCCGCATTGCTGGTCCCGTTAATGGTCAGGGATCCCGCTGCGGTATTCGTTGAAACGATAGATCCATTCCGGACCCGAACGGACGAAATCGTTTTGTTATGCAGGTAGGCCGGAAGCGGAAGTGATACGGAGCCCGGTGCCGTCGTCCAAGCGGCGTAAACTAGGAATCCATCTCCGGAACGGACGAAAGTCCAGAAGTCAACTTCGGTTGTCCTTGCCACCCATCGGCGACTACTGCGAGTCCGGACGGTCGTGCCTGCTGGGAATGTTGCTGTCCGAGAAAACGAGTACGGATAAGTTTTCTTTGTGGAAATCATCCGCAGGAAACTCTCCGTCGTCGTAATCCGCGTTGCTGGCACACCGTCAATCCATGTCGGGTCCAGTGCGGTAAAGTGACCAAGACGCCAATCTGAGTGGGATGAGCTTGACGTGGAAAGCAGGTGGATTGTGAAGTCCGGGAGCACTCCGCTAATGATTGTATCCCCAACCGCCCACGTCACCGTTCCGCCAACCGTTCCAAGGTAAAACGGCTGGTTTAGGTCAATGGTGGCGTTTGGCGTCCCGTTGATTGTTACCGTTGTGGCTTTTGACGCAATACCGGGAACCCAAGCCCACTGAAATGATCCTCCTGCCTGTGATGTCGTCGGTGGATTAAACTGCACATCGCCGACTTCCGAAAACTTGATGTCGGCAGATACAGTGATGCCAGTGTTTTCCACTACCATCTCTCCCCATGGGTAATGCCGATAAGCCACCCGCCTCGTCCACATATTACCCAGCGCCACATCGGACCACTGCGCCGTAGATCCGTTAGTGTTAAAGTAGTTGTATGCGTTGCGGATGTTGGGAGTCTCCGAGTACTCAACCAATTCCAGCACTTTACATTCTGCGATTTCGCCAGCGTTAAGCGGACGACCGTCCACAAGGAACTGTTGAGCGATGCGTACGGATCCAGGTGGTCCCTGCTGGATTGATGCAGTCCAACCAGTTAAATCAGCCTGTCCATCAAGAGCGGTCAGTGTTGTGCCTGCTGGAGGCAGAAATGCCGTATTCTGAGGGTTCCCACTGCTGACGACTGGGTTTTCTGCCATCCATAGCGTGTTTGCATCCACGATGGTTGCGATACAATACCGCCTGCTGCTGGTGTCCTGGAATCGCTTACCGATGTCCGCAGACGTGTATCCGTGGGATGTCTTGATGATCCGGCAGATTTCCAATCCATGACCACCGCCAGCCCTCCCGTTCCCAGTAGTGGCCCAACCTGTTGTTTCGTCTCCGCTGGTTTCAAACTGGGAAATTGTAGGAGTTCCGCCGACACTGGATGACTTCAGCACTGTCCCAATCGCAACCATCTGGAGGTTGCTGTTAATGCCGCTGTTTTTGATCCATGAAATGGCCAGATCATACGTGGCATCAAATGCCATGCGGACATAAATGCGGCCCGCTCCATTATCCCAGACCCACATGGTCGGAAGTTCTGGTGACAGCTTACCCATCAATTCTAGATTTGCCCGCGCACCTGCTGCGGTGCTTGCTCCGGTCCCGCCGTCTGCGATAGCCAGATGGGTGATTCCCGTGATGCTGCCGCCAGTGATAGACACGTTAGCGGATGATTGCTGCGCCATGCTTCCTGACACATCGGCGGCAGTGACAATAATGGCTCCGTTGTTGGCGTTGACTCGCTCAACAATAGCAATGGACTGAGCCCGCACGGATGGCGCGGTCGCCGTCAGCCCGCCGCCGCTTGCAACATACAGCGGAGCGTTGACGGAATACGCTGCCGTGTTGAAGTTTTCAATGGTGCCGAGGATGACGGCATGCCCACTGGCATTGTTTGCCAGATCCTCATCAAGGATGCCGATGGCTGGCATGGTCGCAGCGCTCGCAGCGTTGGCAGCGGCGATAAGCGGGCGCGATTGACCGACCGAGAAGCCCGTGATGTAAACCGGAGTTCCTTTTGTCAGCGTTCCACCGGATTCATTCCTGACGTGAGAATAGACTGCGCCAGCGAGGTTGCCGTGGATGTGACTGGCAGTAAGCGTGCCTGTGACGGCGGCATCTGAAACCGTGAGCAATCCCGCATCCGTGAGCGTGGCTGCGCTGTTCTGAATGAGCTTCCCTGTGGTTCCGTCAAACCGCGCCAGTGCATTGTCCGTGCTGCTTGCAGGTCCAAAGACATTACCAGCAATAGACGGTTCCGGCGGCGGCGGGATGACCTGCGAAATGTTATCGTACTGAAGCGTGAGGCGAATGGTAGCCAGCGTGAACAGTTCGGCGGTGGCACTAGTGGCATAGACGACCAGCCAGAACTCGACGTCCTCACCCGGCAGGACTGTTTGGTTCATCTGCGCGCCGGAAAACTCAAGCAGCCACGGACCCGTGCTGCCTGTGGTCATGGATACCGGACCAACCGCTGCCAGCGGCACACTCGCGGGTGTCCGGCTTGCGTGAAGCTCCGCGTACAGGCTCAGATTCTGCTCGACTTCTTCACTCCTCGCCAACGTGCATAAAAGCGTTAGCGGGTTGGCTTGGCTATGCCGCTCCGCAATTTCCCGCGGGTCTCGGCGAAGTTGAACAGGAATCTGGCGTGCCTCCATGTGTTGTTATCTGATACCGTTAAAATCTACGTAATCCTCACCACCGTACCACCCGTTGTCCGGCGTCGGGCCGTTAGGGTCTGGCGTGGTCGGCTGTTCAACCGAAAGCTCACAGTTCATCACTGCCTTCAGTTCAATCTTAGCCTCTGAAATTCTGCGCTGCCTGCCCTCGTCCAGGGTGACAGCAGACGCCGGAATGCTGGTCGCCATCTCCTCGACGAGAAGAGCGAGAGCGGAACTAACAAGTTCCTCCGGGATTGTTCCGGCGGGACCGAGCGCGTTGCGGTCGCAGCTTGCGACATGCATGCGCACGCGGGCGACGACCCGAGCGATGGCTTTCTCTACCACGTCACCTGCGCCGCTATCCCTAGCAGATGCGGTTAGCGCCTGCCATTCGTGTTCAACGAAGGCGGTCGCGGCGTCTTTGTCGGTGAGGAAAGTCCAAGCCATAATGCTAGAGATTCGCCCGGGGGACACCCGCCCCCCGGGCACCATGCACACCAACAGTTGTTAGGTCGCGGAGACGCTAATCAGCTTGATAGCGTTAGCGTTCGTGGTGTGGATATTTTCATACCAGTTCCACGAAGCCAGCTCCATTCCGGTGCCGCTCTGAGCGTAAACCGGGTTGGTGCCGAAGCCGCCGTAACCCTCGAAGAATTTGAGAGCCGATGGGTCTTCCGTGCTGGCGGATGGAGAAACCGCAGCAACGTAAATGCTGTTGTCCAGCAGGAACGCAGGCGACGGAGTTTGCCCGACCGCGGCGGAGTTGTAGACCGCACTGGTGACCTTAACGTTGACGTTGTAGCCAATGAGGCGGGCAACGTCCTGCTCGGTCGGAGTTGCCGGGATCGCCTTCGTGGCTCCGCCAGTGATGCGTCCTTGCACGCTGGTCGCATTGCTGAAGAGTTGGAAAGCGCCAGCGCCAAAGAGCACGTTGATGTTAGCGTAACCACCACCACCAGCGGCACGCTGCACGGTCTGCACAACGGCTTGGATTTGGCTCACGGCTTGCGTGGCGCTCGCTCCAGTGCATCGGATGGTGTCAACGGCAGCGCCCGCAGCACTGGCGGCAGCGGCGAGGATCCGCTGGAATCGGCCAGTAACCAACGATTGCGTTGCCAGCTTCACGCCGCCTTGCAGCTTGAGGAGCAGGTCTTCGTCAGACACGTTAGAGCTGACATCATACCACTTCGTCGAAGCGCGGTGAGGGATGAGCGTTCCGGTCTTGAGTTCGCCACCGAACGCAAGCGTGGTGCCGTATGGGTCATTACCAGTCGCACGGGTGTCAGGGATGGTAATCCCGTCGGCGCGGTCAAACTGGGCGTATTGGTAGTTGATGCCAGTCTTGACTGGTTGCCCGGTCAGGAAGTAGGCGTCCTGGAGGGTGGAGTTAGCAATCGTAGTGGATGCGTATCCACTGGCGAAATTGGCAACTTGTTGGGTAATAGCGAGGGCTTCGGAGCGAGTAGCCATTGTATTGTGTCCTTTCGGTTATTGGTTCTGTGTGGCTTAGTAGACCACGATTTTAACCAGACCGCCAGCCGCGGCAGCTTCCTGCGCACGTCCGACTTTGGTTCCGGATGAGAATGCGACGACCTTGCCGATGTTGGTGGTTGCGCCGAATTCAACCTCAGCGCCTGCGGTGATGTTGCCAGCGGCGAGGACGCGGATTTCAGCGCCGCGGGGAATCGGCATCACATCAACGCGGGAGCCGCTAGTGCCGTTGGTGAGGCAGAGAAGCGAAACCGGGCCAGTCGCCGGAGCGGCAACGACCTGATCCGCCGTGGAGTGAGGCACGACAAGCATGCCTTGAGAGAGAGCGCCGGAAGCCGTGTAAGGGCGTTCACCGAGGCGCACATCGAAGAGAGGTTCAGCCATATTGTTAGTCTAGTTTTGGGTTTGGTTTTGGGGTTACGATTAAGCCGAGAGCAGAGCCCCAGCCATTTCCCACCCCGCTTCAAAGTTGGGGGCAGATTTTGACGCGACCAGCTCAAGGGCTTTCGCCATTCTCTGTTCGCCTTGCGCTTCGGCGGTCTTCGCCGGAGATTCGTTAGTGATGCGCTGCCCCAGCGGCGCAGCAGACCCGGCGACGAGTTCCTTGCTGGCTTCCAGAGCCGCAGCGGAATCGGCGAGGTATTGGGAACGCCAGAGACGCTGCACGCCTTCGGCCTTGGGCGGGACTTTGCCAGAAGCGACGAGAGACTGAACGAAGGATTCGGCTTCGTTAGCCTTAGCCGCTTGGAGTTCTGCCTTAGCAGCGGCAAGCGCTTCCTTCATCTTGCCAGCTTCCGCCTCCATGTCGGCTTTTTCCTTTTCCATCGCGGGCATGTCGCCTTTCATTTTCTTATAGTCCGCGAAAGCTGACTCAAGCTCAGAGTACAGCTTTTCATCATCCATCTCGGCGCCTTCTTCAAGCCCGAGCATTTTCATCAAACGCATTTTATCCATAGTTGTTTCGGTTGGGTTTTTGCTAGCGACGAGTGGCGCAATCCTGACAAATGCAGGATCACTAACAAGACCGCCCGCCGCATTACCTGATTCGGCTGGGAGGAGACCCACAATGCGACCGCTAGCGACCGCGCACCGTGGGGAAAAATAGCGGACCGAGGGAAGCGTGCCAGTTTCCAAGTCATGCTTCGTGGCTTCCAGTCCCGCAGGCGTCCACCTGACCCGTGCCCAGATGCCGTTTTCGCGCCACTCAAACGCCTCGGGGTAAGCGGCGGCTTCGCGGGCATCGTGGTGAAGGTCGAAAAACGGCGGTGGTCCGCCTTCTGCCTTCCGTGCCTCAAGGTCACGTTGCAGCGCTTCGGCTCCCGACTGGTCAACGGTGATTTTGACCTTGCTAGGCTTGCCATTGAGCTTCGCGTGGATTGTCTGCGCACCTGCTGGCGCGTACATGATCCATTCGGGCGGTTTACCGTCGGTTTGCGGCGCTAACTCTGCTAGTAGCTCAAGCGTCATGCGGCCTCCTTTTCTTCTGTTTGCTCTATAAACTCCGCGTTGCCTTCATTGATGGCTGCGACAAGTAGCCGCTCAATCGCTTCTGCCAGCTTGTCGTCCTTTGCCGTCTTCGCCGCAGACAGTGCGGCAGTCAGCGCTGGCACTGCCGTGGCTTTCGGTGCGGAAACGATAGCTTCGTCTTCGCTCGGTGCAGGTACATCATGCCTCTGCCTCAGGAACTTCTCGGGAATGGATAGCCCCATGCGCAGCAGGATTTCGTCGCGCTGCGCGTTCTTCACTGCGTCTTCCGGCGCCGGAATTTCGCAGACTACCGTTGGCATCTCGCTAGTCTCGCCCCAGTTCAAGCGCACCACCATTTCGGCGAGTTGCTGCAAGGTCTGCGTGGCATCGTTGCAGTATCCTTGCATCGCTTCCCTCCGCACGCCCGCGTATACCGCGCCCGTATTCCCGAGTCCCTGATTACCATCGGTTCCGCCGCTCGCCACTTCGCCGCGGATGACGAGAGAGCACGCCTTGTTTGCTTGGTCGATGACATACGCCTGTGGCATGTCCTGCCCTTTAGCGCCCGCTTCGTGGAACTTGATCTCCGTGCCCTCAGGGAATACTCCGCAGCCGGATGCGCCCACGTTCTGCATCATCTGGATGAGAGCGTTTCGTACCTGACTGCTTTCCTTGCGATAAGTGGCAATGCGGAACGGCACGCCGAAGCGCTGCGTGTACTGCATCATCCACTGCCATGCCGCGTTCATGTAGCTCCAGAACCTAACAAGCGTGCGGAGCCGTCCTGCCTGGCTAGGATGTGCATCGGTGGCAGTTACCACATGCACCAAAAACTTGTTAGCCGGGAACTCAATCCATGACATGGACGAATCGCGGAACATGAGCGGGCCGTTGTTAGTCAGGTAGCCGTACCAACGCGGACCGACGTTGACCACGGTTCGTGGCAGGATAAGCGGCTCACCCTCAACGTCGCGACGCTCCCACAGTATCTCAAGGACAGCATGCCCGGTGATGCTGCCGCGGGCCAGATGCTTCAGAAGTCCGTCGCGCCCGAGTTCCCGCTTTGCTGCGTTCGGCTTTAGTCCGGCAATGGCTAGCTTTACCAGATCCGCTTTCGCCTTCGCCACCTCGCTCACCGTTCCATCGCTGCCCTCGTAGGGCATCACATCAAACGGCGCAGATGTCAGTGCGTTCTCAACTGTCCTAACGTCATCCGCGAGCTGCGCCCATGTGTCCATCATGCTGACGAACAGGTTTTGCAGCAGCGACATATCCCCGCCCCACGCGCTCCGCAGAATGCTTTCCGCCGTCGCCGGAGCCAGCATCCGATCAACTACGTCAATCCAACCCGGACCCGCAAGGCCGCTATCGTTCGCATCCGCCGGAACGGTGTATTGCGTCGAGAGCTTGTTAGACCTGCGGAGTTTAGCGGGCATTAAAGAACGGGTGGCTTGCGCCTGCCCGCCGTTAGCGCAGGTTTGCGACCTGTCAAATGGAATCTGCTAGACTGGCAAAACGAGTCCTTCCGCGAGCAGTGCCATGGCAATGTCATCTGTGCCGTTGACCCTGACAGAGCCAAGCGCCCGCCCATACTTGTCCAGACGCCGGGAATCCAGAATCACGTTAGAGCCTGCGCCGATAAGCTGCTTGACCCTGTCCATGCAGATGGCGGCGCGGTTGCGCTCGTCCGGGTCTTTCGCGTTAAGTTCCGGAGCGTTGATGCCTGCCAGTCGGATCTTCTGGCGGCTGTAGATGCGGAATCCTAGGTCAATGGTCGCCTCTATGGTGTCGCCGTCAACTACGCGGATGTCTGTGAGTTTGTAGGTGTACATATCAAAAAGCAGACCAGCCCGAGAAGAACTGAGACGCTGCGGCAAACTCCGGTTCGGGAACCGCACTGTTGGCGATGTCCTGCATGTCCCATCCGCCGTTCCCGATGTTTTCCACGTAGCCGTGCAGAGCCAGAGCGAGAGCCCAGAACCTATCCGCGTGGTCGCTGTTGTCCCGGGCCGCAGCGATGAGAACGCGATTGCCACGCTGAATCCGGCAGGGCTTGCGAAGGTCTGCCGCTAGTATGTGGTCATCCGGCAGGTGCAGCTTGCCGTCTTCCATCCAGCGCAGCATGTCCAGAGCCATCCGCTCGGGTATTAGCATAGTGGCTCTCTTGTCGCCCGCGAGCTTCAGCGTTGAATCTAGCGGGACCGTGCTGCTGAAATGGATGGGCAGGATAAGCGATCCGTAACGGTCCGCGAGTTCGTCACTGAGTCCAGTTCCGTTGCCCGTGAAGTCGATGACCACGCGACCGACGACAGCACGGCACACGCTCAAGAGTCGCTCCATCTCGCGCCGTTGGTTGGCACTGGTTACGTCCCGCATCTCAAGGCGGGCGAAGTGCTCAAGCGTGCCGCTGCGGTCCACCAGCAAAGCGACAACGGACAAGTCTCCGCTTCGGGCGAAGTCCTGCCCGATATAAATCTCCTGCTGCGCTTTAGCCATCCGCGCCACCATGTCGAGAGTCTGCCCGCTCCATGCCTGCTCATCCACGATAAACGGCGGAGCCACCGATGCCTGCCGGATTACCTCAAACGACAGGAATGGCTGCGCGTCCCCGTGGTAAGGTTCGTTTTCATAGTTTTGTCGGTAAACCGGACGTTCCCATCCTGCCTCTGATTCCCGCTCCTCGGGCGTGACCTCGGCGGGGTTTCCATCCTCGTCCCGATGGTGCATGCTGGCAATCACTAGCCTATCCTGCGGCTGCGCTGCGCCTCCGGTGGATTTCCACCAGGCATCACAGGCGTGCTTGTCTATCTTGTGCCAGCGTTCGCGGAACGACTCAATGTGTGGTCGGCTCCCGCGCCCCATGTGCCACGCTTCCGACCGCTTGACCGACGCCACCGGAATCTTGCCCTCGCGGATCCATCGGCAGAACAGCGTGCCGTCGCCGTTGTGCGTGGACGCCACCCTAACCACAAACTCAGGATTGGCGGAAATGATAGGCTCCGCTGCGTCCCAGATGCGTTCGGCATGCTCATGAAAGGCGAACTCGTCCAGAATCAGGTCGCCCGAGAAACCGCGGGCAGTGCGCGGAGAAGCGGCGAGGATGAGAATCCGCCCCTTTTTCCCATCAACGCGAATCTCCATTCGCTGGAAAAAGTCCTCCACTTCCAGCGGCTCGCTCTGCCTCTCTGCTTTCGCTGCCGCCTCGCCCTCGGTGATGGAAAGGTCTGCGTCCCTAACGGATGCGAGCACGTCGGAAATCTTCTGACCGAACTCAACACCGTTGGCTCTGCTGTTGCTGATGACCACGATCAACCAACTCTGCACATCCGGTTTCGCCAACTGCTCAAGCATCCGCTTAACCGCCCAGTTTGCCAGGGTAAAGCTCTTGCCAGTCTGACGGGCAAACTCCACGATCAGCATCTTGCCCCGGAACAGCAGGACGGGCAGTTGATAGGTGCGCAGCTTGAGCTTCATTCAACCAGTTCCCAGTCAGTGGCGAGGACGTCGTCAGAATCAAACCTGGCAAACCATGCGCTCTCCGGGAACCTCGGCCAGAAGCAAATGACCGCGGGTCCGTTTTTCCATTTCTTAGCCTGCCTCTCGGTGCAGGCGTCGTGAATTGTTCCGACCCTGTAATTCTGTTCAAGCCGCTCAGACTCGCGCCGGATCGTCCTGCCTGCCATCAAGTAACGTAAAGCCGTGGGAAAATCCATTAGTCCGGTAAAAGTGTATGCTCCCGTAGAAGCTCTGGCGCGACAGCAAAACCAATAAATCGAATACGCTTAATTGTTTCGTGTCGTTGCAGCACGGCAATCGCTTCTTCAATTTCTTTGATCTGCTGCCTCGTACCATCATCAAAATCACGAAACGGCTCAAGGCTTTTGATGGTATTTTTCAGGAGGTAGATGGTGCAGTGCATTAGTCTGATGCGTGTGGATAATCGCGGACGAATTCCGGCGGGGCGGCTGGCACCTTGGCTGAGTGCTGATTGAGGATGGCGATGGCTTCGTTGACTTCCCCAATCTGAGTCAGCGTCGCCGCGTCAGGATTCAACTCGCTCAGATATCTGGCATGGTCGGTCAGCAGGTACAGGACGTATTGCATCAAAACTCCTTTCCATGCATTGGCGGGCGGCCCGCGTTGTGCTGAACCTTGGCAAGCAATGCACCTGCAACATCCCACCATCGACCTGCTGCCAGATCCATGATGCGGATGACCACGTCTGCCAGTTCCTCCTCGACGCTTGAGAACCCTGGCGCTTTCTCGCTCGGCAGGTTGCCCTCGCGCAGTGCTTCCAGTGCTTCGCTGACCTCGGAATGGATCAAGGCGAGCGCTTCTCCGTCGTTCCGCTCCTTATCCCAGAACCCCTTCGCTCGGGCGTTGGCGTGGATGGCCGCGCTGACATCTTTCCATGCGCCAGCGAAGTGCAGGCTATGAAGTTCCCATCGAACCAGATTGTTTCCAACCGCCCCGCCAATAAACGGGTTGTCGTCAAAGGCTCGCTCGCGGGCTTCCTTCGTGCTTTCGGCGAACGCCAGACAGGCGGCGTCTACTGCCTGCGCCGTCTCAATGTGTGGTGGTGTGTCTGTTGGTGTGCTCATGGTAAATCATGCGGCTTTGCTGAGATTCCCCCATACCGCTTCGACGAGCGCGGACATGCGGTGCTCCAGTCCTTTGTGCTTCGTGTCTTCGTTGATTTTGCGAAGCCTGTCCGCTTCCTCTGGTGACTCCAGCAAATCGATGAGCTTGGAGCCCCACTTGCGCATCTGTTCCATTTCGGCGCGTCCTTCATTCCGCAGCAGTCCCTTGGCATTCATGTAGTCCCTAAAGAGTTGGACGACCTGCCGGAGTTCCTGCGGTGTTGCCATTTCGGTGGCAGCGGAGTGAATGCCCTTAGAAATCAGGTCTAGCGTATCCTCGTCGCGCTCGTCGGTGGTGACATCAATCGCCAGATCGCTGCGCCCCAGTTGCTTCATTTTCCACGCAAAAATGCCAGAGCCGCGAGCCCGGTGAATCGCCGTCAGGCTGATGTGGATGTCATGCGTAGCGAGCCAGTCGGCGGTATCCTTAAGCGTCTCGCCGTCGACCGCGCGCTGATAGAATTCATCCAGCAGCTTCTTGCGGATGAGTGAGTTTTTCAGCGATGAACCTTTCATGGGTTTTTTCCGGTTTTCTTGGGTTGCCTTGCTTTGCGCCGTTGTCGGTTACTGGTCTGCGGCGTGCGGTGGGTTTTTACGCTTAAGCGATCAACCGAATGAACCCGCGGGCGAGACTCCGCTGCCTATACTTCTGCCAGCAGCCGTCGCCATCCCTGCTGCCACTCGGACCTGTATTGGCCTCAATGGTTGTTAGTGCCTGCGAGCCCGTGGAAGGCACTGCCACGATGCCAATATGCGACATGTCAAACACCATAATATCTCCGACCATAAGCCGATTGCTGGGCGAGTCTGACAGCACCGTCAGCCGCTTGCTGGTCGCCCACGATAACCACCCAAACGCCGATGGGGATTTGCACCGCCACGATTCCGCCTGCTTCGGCGTCATCTTGAGCAGAGCCAGCACGCCCGGCAGCTTGAGCCACTCCGCGACCCAGTAGCTTACAGCCGCGGCGCAGTACGGCGGGCGTCCCCGGTAACTGCTGCCCATCGCGTACAGTCCCGGCAATGACGTAGTAGGCCAATATTTCGCAATCCACGGGGCGCGGTTATGCGTTTGCTCGCGTTGCCCAACATCGCGGGAAGCGATTGCGACGAGTGCCTGTCTTGATTGGTCTTTGGTCATTTCTGGCTAGTGGGGAAAAGTGTTGACTCCACTGGTCCCGGCTCAATCGGCAACGGGGCGCGGCTGAGCGGGATCTGAATCTGCACGATGCCCTTGCCGCCGGGGAGTGTGTAGCTCCCCGAAAGAACAATTGGAACGGTGCTCACGCATGAGGTCAACCCGAACGCTATGGCAGCAAGGACAACGCGCATTGTGGTTAGTGTACGGTGTGCGGTTGGATTGTCAAGCTACGCGCCAGACGCGGGTGGTGCCGTCATCCATGCTGCGGACTGCTATCTTGATGCCAGCCTGTTTTGCGCTGGCATGCGCGCGATGAACATGGTCGCGATCAATGGCGATACTGTCTCCGATTTCCATTTGCTCCAATGCGATGCGAAGCGGTTTTTTGCCGCGACGCAAGACTTTCAGCTCTGGCATGGTGACTCCTTTTTCGATTTGGTATTGCATGGTTTTTATTCGGTTGGTTGTTTGGGTGAATTACCCTCTGCGCCCTCTCCGGGGTGATTTTTCGTCTTCCTGACCTTTCTATTGGTTAGAGGAAACCCGGCTCCCGCTACTGGCAGAAGAGCGAGCGACGCAGAGGAAAGTGTTAGACGACCTCCTGCCATTCGGTCACGGTAAGACCTTCCGCCTTCCATTCATTTGCTACCTCAATGCGCTCTGTTCGGACATTATTAAAGTAGGGCCCAACCTCCCACATCCTGCGCGGCTCCGGCTTGATGCGCCATTCGTGCTTGCTATTCAGCGCGGAGCCAATTCCGGGCCAATAATCAACCGTATGGCAGTCAATCCATCCCCCTTCTGCGCCTTGCACCTGCACGGTTTTTCCTTGCGCAACTGCCGAGTAGAAATCAGCTAGCCAATGCGCCGCGTTTTTGCGTTGTTCGTCAGTCATGGGATTTCGGTGCTTGGGGTTGTGTTAGTGCTGACCGCTTCTCCGGTCACGGGATTGACATAGGGCGCTTCTGTGACTGCTGGCAGCTCTTCGGATTGGAGCCACCCGCAGACTCGGCATCGGTTTTTCCGCTTTGGGAAGCGGATGCCGCATTTGATGCAAGGCGTCGCAGGTCGGCCCTTGAATGCTCCGGTGACGAGCAAGCCCTCAACATCGTAGGATGCCTTTGCCGCTTCGATGACGGCGCGGAGATACACTGCTTGATCCAGCACCTCCTCGTAGGCATGTTGGAGGATCTGCAACGGAGCGAGTCCGGAGTCTGCCAGCGTGGTGCCGTATTTGGCAATCCCGAGCTTTTGCCGCTCCGCAATGTCCTGCGTGACGAGTAGCTCAATGCCTGTGGGTGTAGTTGGTTCTGCTGTCATAAATTAAACTCCACACATTCCTGTGCATTCGTTACCGAAAAGGGAAAGCTGCCCGCGGTCTTCCTCACTGGAGAAATCCACGGTTTCGATGGGCTGGCAGGATTTGTGAAGAAATGGAATGCCTCGCATTGTGGTTGTCTGCTGCTTGGCTGCTTGGAATTGCTTTTCAAACGCCACGGCTGCCGCAAACGCTTCTGGCTCTTCGGTTTTAAGCCTGCGCCATTCGGCGTCGGAATGGTACGGGCAAAACACGCACGACGACCGCGGTGGCTTTGGGTATCCATTCCGCTCCATCCATGCGATGCAATCTCCGCGACGCATGCCAAGGTCAACGAGCGGCCATTTTGATTCCGTCCACGGGTCGCGGGATGGCTTCATTCTGTGGACTTCATCCAGCGAGATCCCAATCCACTGAACAACGCCCACGGTTTTCTGACCTCGTTTGATTCCGCCGAGTTCCCGAGCCTTTCGCAGAATTGGCGCAATCTTGAAGTCGTAGGTACAGGCGCGGGATGGCATCATGCCAATCTGGCCGCCCTGCCTGACGTGGCATGGGATGTTCCCGCCTGATATGATGTTGCCCGTTTTGCCAGTGTAAACCTTTGTCAGCTTATCGCTCAACCTGCCAGCCGTCACCCGGTGAATCGGGAACGGATGCGGGCTGCGCTGGATCTCTGCCTCTAGCCAATCCAGCCAGCGGTAAACGGACGCAGGCTCATCTTGAGTATCCGCGAAGATGGCAGAGGAAAGCTGCGGGTATCCGGGTACTTCGCCGCGTGCTGCCATGATAGCCAGCGTTGAAGACTGGACGCCTGCGCCGAGGCTGAGGATGTGGATGGGGTCGCTCACTGATTGACCTCCTGCTTGTGCGCTGCTGCTCTGGCTTTGGCAATTGCATCGGCAGTCGCCTCGTCCGTTTCGTCCTGCCACATCTGGTGCAGGCAGGACTCATAGACCTCATGCGGCGGTGCCTCGTCATCGGGCACGACGTGCCAGACGAGGTTTGTTTGTGCTGGTCGGTGAGGGAATCCGACTTCGGTTAGGAGTTCGGCGAGCTTTTCGGCTTGCTGTTCTGTGAGCGGTGGCATGGTGTGCGTCTTTATTTCGGGCTTTTTGTCAGGGCAACTAGTTTTTTCAGCATTCTTCCTGCGTCGAGAAAATCCGGTATCCATCCGGTCCGGTGGCTAGGTCTACTAGTCGCTTAACAATTGCCGGACCGTAGTCCGCGCCGAGTTTTTTCCGGAGCCATCCGCTGCCGCCGTTACTGGTCCAGAATGTCAGTAGCTTCTCCGCCCGCCGATGTTCCAGCAGATTGTAAAACGCCTCGTCGCCCGCTGGCGTGTTTGCGCCCTTGCCGATGTCGTCAATCAACAAAGCCCGCGACCATTTGCACATGCGGATGAGTTCCTCTGCGCGGGATGCCGTTTCTTTCGCGCCAGAATGCCTCAGGGAGACGGCTTCCCTGTATTCCGCTGCCGTCACCCTGCCCGGCATTAATCCTCGCGCAGACGCCATTCTGAGCGCAAAGAACGCCACTCTAGTCTTCCCGATGCCTGACGGACCAACCAAACCTATGCCGGAACTGAAATCCAAGTCCATTGCCAGCGCGATAGTCGGATGGATTCGGGAGCGGTCGATTTTCTCGCGGTACGTCGGAGGCGTGACGACTGCCCACTGAGCCAGTGCCCGGTCAATTTTCTCGCGCTGGCGCCTCTGCTGCTTCTCTGCCTCCGCGCACCTCGGGCACTCATGCCAGATTCTGCCGAAAGCGGAGATTGCCTGCACTGGGTCGCCGCATCCCGGGCACGATTGGATGCCGATGCGGTCGAGACGAAATCGGTCTGCGATTGGGTCAGAATCCATATTTCGAGTTAGGGTCGGGTTTGTGCAGGTCGGCTTGTCTCTGGTACTCGTCGTCTGACATGATGCCGCCGCGGGATGGGCGGCTATCGCCCAGCTTGTCCAGATTCAATCCCTGCCATCCGCCTGCAATCGCAGACCGGATGCGGTCGGCTACGATCCGGGCACCGTGGGATCTGGCAAACTCGTCAACCTGCCGAGCGGTTAGGCGTGCTGCCTGCTCTGTCCAGTCGATGCGTTTGCCGTTCATCGGTGAGCGGTGCCTAGACTGACGGTATTGCTGCCATTCGTCCCATGCCGCGATAAGCTCGGCGTCAGCGCTGACGGGCACGACAGCACAGGCAGACGCATCTGGCTCATGAGTGCGCCGTTTCCGTGTAACAGGGGGAGGAGCGGTAGCGACGACCCTATCTGTGGATTGAGGATCTAGGGATGAGGATTGAGGGATGAGGGATGAGGGATGAGGATGGCATGGTTCAAGCATTGCTTGAGGATATGCTTGCGGCATGCTTGCGGGATGCTTGGAGCATGCTTGGAGCATTGCTTGTGCATTGCTTGGAGCATCCGGCGACCATCGCGCATTCGCCGCCCGCTGCGCTCGGCCCTTGTTTTTCTGCATGCGTTCGACCTGTTCTTGCCTGACTCGCTCCAGCTTGGCATTGCGACGCTTGCCGTCCTCGCAGATCGGGAACTTGTCCAGCACCGCCGGGGATACATCGCCGCCAGCAAGGCGGGCAAGGATTCGCGGATCTTCGGGCAGCGACTCAGCGAGCCACTGGTGGCAAAGAAGCGTGATGTACGCGCCACGCTCGGCTAAATCCATGATGGCAGTTCCGGCAATAAACCGCTCGGGGTACATATCAAACCAGCCAGCGAATGGTTTCGGGTTTTCGCTCATGCGCCCTCCTTCCTTGCTCCTCGGCAATCATCGCAAATGACAGACCGCTCCTTGATATGTTTAGCTTTGAGCCTGACGCGAGCGCAGGAAGCACAACGGTGCGCATCTTCATGGCATGCCCGGCAAAGCATGACCAGATTTTCCGGCGGATCAAAGTCTCCCCATGCGCAATATCGGACATGGTGAGGCTCCGTCTCGGTAATCAGCAGACAATGCTCGCAACTGCCATTCGCCCGGCGGGCAGCGAGAGCCACGGATCGCCGGAATTGTGGGTGTGCGAGATACTCGGCGTAAGTGCTGTAGCTCATTTTCTGCGTGGCTCCATTTGTGTGAGTTTCATTCCCGGCGCTGTCAGTAGATTCGGCTTGAGGTAGTACGGCACACCTTGTGCCCGACACTGCGCCACCACGTCAGCGACCCACTCGAAATCCGGCGCAAACTCCGGCACAAATCCTTCCGGCTGGCGGGTGGATGTCTGCGCGCCAATAACAACCAGATCACACCACGACAAGTCTCCGAATGTGATTGGCTCAAGCATCGGCTCCAGACTGATCCATCGGACAATGCCGGAATGAACATCAAACGCGGTCATGTCAGCAGTCACTCGCTCCACGTCGCCCTGCTTAATGATGGATGCTCCGAACCATGCCTTAGGCAGAGACGCGAGCATCTGATAACGGCGCGGCCATTTCGTCAGGAAAAGATATTCCCACTCCGGCGATTCGGCGCACGCAGCGAATACCTTTTCGATCCACGAATCCGGCACCCATTTGCCAAACAGGTCAGCCATGGAACAGACGAAAACGCGACCGTCCCGCGGATCATCTGAGTCTCTGCGCTTCGTGTTCTTCGGCGCGGACAGTCGGTAATCGTGGAACGCCGGAGCGAACTGGAACGGATAGACTGCTGCCATCCGGTCATTGTGCGCAATCTCTCTGGCGTAGCAGAACTTGCAGCCGTGATTGCACCCGGTCACTGGGTTCCACGTCCACGAAGCCCATGAAACGGAATCATTGGTTTGGTTGAAGATCGGATTGCTGGGCTTGTCGATCTCGGCGCTGCGTCCGTCCACTGTCACGATGACGGCTTTTTCCCGTGCTATCGGTTCTGGCTTTTTCTCCAGACCTTCCGCCTTTGCCGCGGCGATGATTGGAGCCACCTGCTTCAATCCCTCCTTCAGCGTCAGCTTGCCGTCCAGCACGGCCTGCGCGACATCCGGCGCGGCCTTCTGAATCTTCGTGGCGGCATCGACGTATTTGCCATTCACTCCGGCAGCGTTTCCGGCGGCATCGCGGGACTTGGATTGGTCACTTGGTGGAACTTTTTCCACAATGTCCACCAAATCATTTCGCTGCCCTTGCCGTTTTTTCGCCTGCTCATCGTAGAACGGTCGGAGCCGTGCGGCGATGATTGCACGCTGGCCTGCGTCGAATTTCTTGGCATGCAGGTTCTTGGCAGTGACGTATGCCAGCACATATTCCGGCTCAATGTCCTCCACCTCGAAAAGCGACTGAGTGACCGACACAGCAAGCAGGCGGTTCCGCCCGTCAATCAGCAGCCCGGTTCCCTTTTCACGCAGTAGCTTTTCGGCAACGCCAACCTTTGAGATATGGTCAACGAGTTCCCAGAACTCATCCTCCGGTTTCATCGGAAACACGTCAGCGATAGGATGCACGCCCGTAAACTCGGGATAATCGCGGATAACGTCTTGGATCTTTGGGATGGTCTTCATGGTATTACTGGATTTCGGATTGAGTGAGGAAGAGTTCTTTGAATTTTGCTTCAATGGCTTTGCGTCCGTGGATCTTGAGCGAAAGCCCATCGACTCCGGCGGGCCAGATTTTATTCCCTGCTTTGATGGATGACGCGAGCGTTTCCGCTGCCCAGACTTTAGGAATAGATGCCAGATAGGCCCATTGCGAGGCATCGCGCACTAGCCAGATAAGCAGGATGTCGTGCCGCCGATTGACTCGCTGAGTGACATTCATCGCGGTCTTCATCCATTGTTCCCGGTCTTCCCGCGGTAGTCGCTTGCAGCCGCCGACGTTGCATCCCAGCGTCATCAGGAACAACGTCTCCGGCGTAAACGAATCAATGAGTTCCGAGGTAACTGGCAACGTCGTGATGGCGTTCGGGTCCGCATAGATAAAGACGCAGTCCTTCGGTCTGTGCTGGATCTGCCGGATCGTCCATCCTTTGCTGTCCATGTTGGCAAGGCTCATGTTGTCCGTCCCGCTGAATCGGGAACTGAGCCTGCGGAAGGTTGTTTCCTCACGCTCAAACAAATGGGCAGTGCGAGACTTGATGCGGTGACTTCCGGCGAATGTCGATTTGATGTGCTTGGCGATAATTGCCGGGCTCGACTGCTCGCTTTGACCGTACCCGAGACCGTCACCAGCGCACATGTCCACGATAGTGATTGCCGGATTGCATGGCGTCCTGCCTGTGCTGATTGCGCCGATGATCCGGCCCAGCATGTGATTGAGTAGCCAATGCTTGAATGGCGTCCTGCTTGATGTTCCTACTGTTGTTTCCATGGCAAAAAAGAGCCCCGCACAGGAGAGCCCACTTTCGTGGCTGTGCGAGGCAAATTGGTTTTGTTAAGGCAGACTGGGCTCTCAACCAGTCGTCCTACAGATGAGGCAGTGTGCCCGTTAGCTGCGCCCGGTCAAGCGGCATGGTCCGTCATGCCGATAATTCCCCACCTCATCCATGCGATACCACTGCCCGCGATGGATAACCGCGTCTGGCTGATGCGCCGGGATTGCGACGATGGCGCCGTCACATGGTCCGCCGAATAGCTCTGCCTCGACGGTCGGAAGCGGTTGCCATTGCTTGCGGAACTCCTGACGTGCCGGGGCTTTGACGGACCGCGGCTTTGTCAGGCACCATGCGAGGGTCTGGACGGCTGCGCAGACGGTCGCGGTGAAGGCGATGTAGGCGAGACCCACAGCAGCAGCGTCAGTCATTTTGCCCTCCTTCCGGCTCGATCAGGTTCGGGCATTGAAACGCGATGATCGGCGGCGGTTCAATTGTGGGACCGATGCCTTCCCGCGGCGCAGTCCTGCGCAGGCAAGTCTCGCATCCTTCGCGCCATCCCTCGGCATCGCTGCCGTAGCCATTGCATCGCGCATCGTCGTTCGGGAGCCAGTTCATGCGTCCCTCCTCTCAACTCTGGCAATGACCCGGTCAATCATGGCGCGGCGTTGCTGATTGCGTTTCGCTGCTGCCCGATGAGCCAGCCGCTCGGCCAGCAGTCCGCAGGCGAATCCGGCGACGACCAGCCCAATGGTGATTTGTGTGTTAGGGTCCATGGTTAGAATAGGGTAGGGGTTTGCTCGTCCTGTGCTCGGCGAGCACGGTCTTTTGCCCAGAGTACGGCGGCGCGGAGGTTGGCTGCGATTTCGTCTGCCTCCTGTGCGGTGCAGATGATCCGCGTAATGCTGATTTCGTATTGGTCTGTGATTGGGTTGTAATACCCTTCGACGTAGGGTCCGAATTGTTGGTGCATGGTTTGATGGGTTAGGGTTTAGGGTTTATCCTAGAACGGAATATCATCGCCTGTCTCGTGGTCTTCCCACTTGGCAGCAGGCGCGGCGGGTTTCGGCTCTGACTTCTTAAGCGGAAACGCATTGCCGAGGATAGGGGCTTGCTCGCCTTTGCGGTCTTTGCCAAGGTCCTGCTTGACCATCCCGATCTCGCCGAACTTGCTTTCTCCGCGATTGGGCCAAACGATAATGTCCAGATAAGTTCCGTTCTTGCCCTTAAACAAGGCGTCTTTGTCAATTTTGGTTACGTCGATCTTAATCTTGATAGGTTCCATGGTGTGTTTTTGGTTGGTGTTAGATGAGTGAGATTTCAATGATTGCGCCGCGGACTCCATCTCCGCCGACCCATGTTTTCTTTTCGTATGATAGGCATACCTGTTTGTCGTCGTCCCAGATTCCGGCGTCTGTCAATGCGTCCCAGACTGCTTTGTTGAGGTTGTCCAGATCACGGGGTGGGATGGCGTTGAGATGCGCGGCCTTGACATAACCGAAGCGGTCCAGATGCGTCTTAGGGCGAGGGAAGACATAGGTCGATTGAAACGATAACGCAGCCTCGCCGAAGAATTGCCCATTCGCCGCATCCAGAGCAGCCTGCGCGACCGCTTTGCGCCACGCATGCACCGGGTGGTCCTTAGGGACGTAAGCATGCGCAAACTTGCCTCTGGTCGTGATGCGTGCCCTCGGCTGAGGGACTGGCGTGCCCGGGACAAAAAACCGCAGAGTCATACCAGCACCTCCTCAAGGTTAGCGGTTGGGATGACTACGAGCCCGTAGCGCATGGTTTCGCAGACGGTGTGCGCCTCTGGCACATTCCACCCGTCCTGATCCGCTGCCGGATGCCTGACCGTGACACGGGATCCGTATGGGATGGGCACAAGTTTTCCTGCGGTCGGCGGCATATGATAGAGCGGATAGTGCCCGGCTTTAATGACTATTGCTTCCATGGGTCAGGCTTTCCAAGTGGGCCATGATGGCACCACGATTTCGGATGAGTAGCTCGGCCATTTGCCAGACTCCGCGCACTCCGTCCACAGGTCGATAGCGGTATCCATCTGCTGCTGACCCTCTTCCATCGCTGACTCAGGGCAGACATACGCAGCGATTCCGTGTGGGTCTTCGGTCTCGACCACTAGCCAGATAAATCCGGGGCGGTATTCCAGTTCCTCGGTAATCGCCAAAGTGTTAGTGTACCACGCGGCTTGCATTGCGTAGCGGTGCTTCTTGGCTGTGCGGATGAACGCTGACTCACTGGCGTCTGTGGTGGTTTTCAGATCCACGATAAACTGCTTTCCGTCCGCATCGGTGCCGACCATGTCGAGGAGCGCTTTGATGGGTACCCCGCGGTACTCGCAGACAATCGCCCGCTCGCGATCAGGAGCGGCTTTAAGCAGGCGTTGAGCCAGCGAGCTGGCGTCAATGGCAAAAGCCGTGTTGTGGATTCTGGCGAAGTCGTCAAAACAGAAAGTCTTGTCAGGGTCCGCCGAAGCAAGCCACTCCTTGCACCACTTCTTGTTCCCGTGCCAGATGTCGCTGGCGTCGTCCTGGTGGTGCTCGGGCTTCTGGATGGCGTCAATCCCGACGCCCTCGACGTGCCGATGGATCTGCGTGCCGATCCGCATCTCAAGCGTCGGAGGCTGCGGGTTTAGCTTCTGCTGCATGTAATGCGCCGGGGAGCGCAGCAGATGCTTGGCGAGGCTGTAGTTAAGGGCATTGTGCGCCCGGTATTCGCTGAGTGTCATAATGTGTGATGGTTAGGAAAATGCGCGTTGGTCGTATGCGCGCCCCACGTTTGTCGGTTCCGGATTGTTAGGGCAATGCTTTTTTCGGGCGCATTGGCACGATCGGTTTGCTCTTGAGGATGGCGACTTTCTGCACCCAAACATCCATTGAGCAGGTCAGCAGGCGCTTCTGGATACCGAGCGATTCGCAGATTTTTCCCAGGTACTCGCCATTGATCTGCTTTTCCGTCTCGAGTCGGGTTACTGGGTCAACCTTGATGCCGACCCTGTCACCGACCTCTTGCTGAGTCATGGGCTTTTTCGTGCCACAAGCCGAGTAGCTGCACCGTAGCCAGCGGCACCGCTGCCCGGGCGAGAATGCCCGCGAGCTTGGCCAATGTCCGGTTTTATCGGTCTCCATCTGTGGCTCCCTCTACGCTAACAGTTTCCGCCTCAGGCTCCGCAATCATGTCTGGCAGCGCTGCAATGCGTGGCACGGGCGTGATATTACGCTCAGTCAGTCGGTCGTCGTCCTTGTCCATCGCTTCGGCGATCTCGACCGAGAGCGGGAGGAGTTTAGACAAGCGGCGGATGGCGGTTTTCTTCGCCATCTCGCTCCAGTCTGTCGCCCATGGTCCGGATGCCCCGGCGCGGCTGCGCTTCCGGATTCCCTCCACTTCGTCCTTTGTCAGGACGGCGGTTTGCACCTCGCCGCTGGTCAATTTCGCCTCGGCATAGACCGCCTGCACTTCGCCCCGGGGATTCCGCCAATCAACGCGGTGCGTGATGGTGCCGTTTTCCCACTGGAATTCGTCCGCCTCGCAGACCGTCTCTGCGCGGATTGCTGCGACCTCACCGGAGCGGCGGATGAGTTCCACCAGTCCTTTGTAGTCGATGATGAGCGTGCATTGCGTGCCGTACGGAATCAGATGCGCCCGTCGCCCGTCTGGCTCAATGCCGAGGGCGGAGCAATCCATGAGACAGCGCAGAAGGCTCTCCCGCGTGCATTCCATGAGCTTGGGCGTCCGAGTTAGTGCCGTAAGGCAGACGCGAGCAAAGCGCTCTGGTGTCAGATGCGCCGGAAGCGCTGCGGCTACCTGCTCGCGGAATTTGTCGGAGCCGATGAGGCTTCGGATGTCGTTCTTGGGGATGATTGATGTGGTTGGTGATGACATGTTAGAATAGGTCAATGGTTCCTGTGCTTGTTAGGGTGCCGATTTGGCGGGTTGTCTGGCCGGATTTGCTGGTTTTGGTTAGTTGCCAGTAGACGCGACCGTCTAGGATGATGATTCTGCGCAGGTCTAGCCTGGCGCCTTGTTTGCGGTTTTTCATGGGTCAATGATGGCGTTGGCGGTTGTGTCCCAGCTTTTCAGCGATTTGCGGGCTATCTCGGTCCACGGGTCGCCATTCGGGAGGTATGGTAGTGCTGCGCGGAGGTGGTCGGCCAGTTCGCAGGCGTGGTCCCAGATTTCGACAGCGTTGGCGGCGCAGATGCGCTCATCGCGCTCGCAATCCGGGCAGCGCTCCGTGACCTCGCCAGTCCATCCGCACTGGTCGCAATAGGTGATGCGGTCCGGCGGGGTCATGCTGCCTCCTTTCGGAGTTGCTCACCGACCGAAATCACGATGTCAAACAACCGGGCTTTTATGTCGGCTGCAATGATGCTGTCCGCTGGATGGGTTTGCGGCATGTAGTCCAGTACTGTGGCGGCGAAAAGTTGCCAGTCGATCCCGCGAAGGTAGTAAACAGGTCCGGGAACTTGGCTTACAAAAGCAATGCGGCCGATGACGGTTTCCCCGATTGATGCCCGGACGAACTCGCCGTCGAGCCAGAATGAGACGGTTTTCCCGTCGATTTGTTTGGTTATCATGGTTGTGTGTGGTTTGGGTTGTGGACAGCACGCCAGATGTAGGCCAGCGCAGTGTCCGGGATTTGCGGGTCGTCGCAAAGGGGTTCGCGGTCGATGGTCGGGATATAGCCCGACCCCTGGCGAAGCAAGGCGCAGCTTCGCCCGTGCATCTGGAACATAGCCATATCGTGGTCCCAGTAGGTAATTTTTGCATCCCAGCCCGGCGCGGTGATGCGGGCGCGGTGCTCTTTGGTGAGGTAATGGCGCATGGTCAGTCAGTGATGAGTTGATAGACCCAAGCGACCATCTGCGCCGCCTGGTAGGCAGCTAGGAGGATTGTGATTGTGGCGCCTGCCAGCAATGCCAGCACGATTGCCGGACCGGGCAGACCGGAGTCGTCCTGTGGCTGCAAGCCGAGGCTTGTTACGTCGTCTTCGTTGTCGGGATGCATTGGGTGGGTGGGTTAGGCGGTAGCCGCCATGATTTTGGCAAACGACGTCGGGGACGTCACCACTGGAGCGGTAGCGAGGTCCGCATACAGCCCGACGAACCGCATATGGTGGCGGCTCGCAAGATTGGTGCAGCCCGTGCGGGTCCGGCGGTAGGCGGTGAGCGGGTAGCCAGAAAAAAAGAAAACGGTTCCGACAGCAAGTTCTTGAGCGTTCATGTGATGCGTGGGTTGGAGTTGGGTGAGGGTTAGGCGTTCAGCGTTGCAATGCGGCGCTGACCGCGCACCGTGTGCTGAATGACGGCTGCGCGTTCGCATCCGCTGGCGATCTCGGAATGCGCGTATTCCAGAGCTTCGCGCCGAGTGTTGAATGAGCGCCCGTGGTGGCCATTGGTGCCATCGGTGGGAGCGGATTGGCGGGTGACGATAACGGTGAATGGGATGTTCATGTGATGCGGTGGGTTGGAGTTGAATCGCGTTTCTTGCGACGACCCCACCATGCCACAGTCCACTTTTTTGGCAATTCTTTTTTGGCAAAACACTGAATTTCTGCGGGAAACCTTAGGTCAACCTCCAAAAATGCGCATGATTTCGCGTTAGGGTGGGGCATTTGTTGACTTTTTCGCGCCCAGGGGGACGGTGCGCGACCATGAAAAACCATGCAATTCTCGCTGCCGTCGCCATCATCTGCGCATCTGGTGGTCTCTATCTGCTGACTCCGCGACCGCCCGCGCATCCCCAGCCCCGATTTACCCAGGAGCAAATTGAGACTCGGAAGGCGCAGGCTGAGGAAAAAATGGAAGCGCTTGATGTCGATATTGAGCTAACCAATCGCCGAATCTCCGCGATCCGCGACGAGTTGCGGATGGACGGCATAACGGCTGGCCGGGTCGCGTTGCTGTCTGCTGACCTGTCCGAGGAGATGGGGGATCTGGAGCGGCTGGGCAAGCAGCGCAGCACCGCGCACCGCATTTTCCTGCGGATGGGCAATGCCCAGCACTATCCCAACATCCCGTCCCCGCTGTGGGCAGAGACGGACGAAATCGACCCGCGCAACATTGAATGACCAGTTGACAGGCTCCGCTCCCTGCATATAGCGGGAGCCCTGACGGTTCGATATGTGATGACATAAGGGGGGAGCGGCATCCAGAAATGGGTGCCGCTTCTTTTTGCCCATGCGCCTCAGATAAAAAACCCGAAAAAAGTATTTGCGCGGGAAACGGGGTGTGCTAAATAAGGAGCACAAACCAACCGCATCACAACATGAACGCCACCACAATCTGCATTGAATTCAAAGGAACCGACAGTCTGCGCCGGGAAGTTTTTCAGAACAATGACGGGACGTTTACAGCGATGACATTCACCCGCTCCAAGACATTCAAGACGAAAGCCGGGGCCGTGCGGTGGCTCGCCCGCGCCATCGCTGCGATCTCCTAAACCCAGCCGCAATCCGGCCCGCCTCGCAAGGGGCGGGCTTTTTTGCGTTATGGAGCAAGCCCCACGGTGATCTCGCTGAAGGCAGGGGCGCTAACCAATCCCCTGTGCTTTTGTTGCACGGTTATCGTACCTCCCGCCGTAATCCCAATCTCAGCAAGCAGGACATGCCCGCGGGTTGCGGTATCGGTCGGCGTTCCCGCCTGCTTGATGATGCTGCCACTCTCTGGATAGGTCGCCTTCCGCCGGATGCTGGCGGTGGTGTAGACCGATATCGTCGCACTGGTCCCGCTCTCGCCATCATCGCCTTCTGCGCCGTAGCCGCCCGCTCCACCTGGTCCGCCGGATCCGCCAGCGTTGCCAGCATATGCGCCGCCCGGGGAGCCAGCAGCAGAGCCGCCTGCGCCGCCTGCCCCGGCTCCGGTTCCGCCCGCGCCGAATCCTAGAGTTGTGCCAACCCCGCCGTCGTCACCGTCACTGCCAACGGTCCCGGCTGACCCGCCGCCACCACCACCACCACCACCACCACCTTGACCACCTCCACCACCTCCGCCGCCGTGACCTCCCTTACCACCCGTACCTCCAGTGACCGTTACCGTGCTGCCGCCAGTGAGCGAGCCAACCGATGACGTGTCGCGGTTCAGATAGTCAATCCTCAACCAGATTTTATCCCCATCACTAACGGAAAACGTCTCGCCCGCCACGTCAAACGTGCGCCCGATTTTCTCCAGCACGCCGGAAGCGTTGACCTCGGGACCGTACACCTTGCCTCCTAGCACCTCCACTTCGGTGGCGGTTTTGGCTAGGACTTGGAAATATTCCTTTGCCGGGGCAGGCGTTGACCTAACCGAATTCCGCTTAGACCCGGCAACGCTGCCTTTAACGTTTGGATTCGTCTGGGTGGCTTCTGTCCTGACTGAGCCAGAGGTAAAGCTAGGCTTCACCGCCCTCTCGCCGCCGCGTAAGAGCCCGATGAAATCCTCTGGTGTTAGGCCCCGGTTAATGGGTCCGTAGTTGACCGTAGTGCGCCCCGAGAAAATGTCGGCGGTAACTGACTGGATGATGGCACCCGTCAGCGGGAATGCGCCTGTGAGTGTCAGTCGTTTGCCGGGTACGATTGACCTATCCACCTCGTCCGCCACCCACGAGATGCTGCCTGCTGGCGCCTCCGTGCTAAGTGCATCATAATAGGATTGAGCCAGACCAACAGGGGCAGACTCGCCACCGCTGCTTGCGCTTGTCTGGTAAGTGGTCGTTTCCGCGTCCGTGCCTGTCAGGTCAACGGTCAGTGTCAACTCCTTTGACGCCCCCGAGAACAAGCCTGCTAGGTTTTCGTTCCATGTGCTGCCAGTCCAGCGCAGCACGACCGTCACTTTCGTGGGGCACGCACTGATGCCAGACTGCCACGGAGGAATGGCACCCGCCAGTAACTCCCGAGGATAGCGCGGAACGCCACCGGATTCGGGAATGCTGCCAAGTCCTACCTTCTTGGTGGTGTCAACTTCCTGCGAGACACTGACAACTGCCACCTGCCCCGCCACGAAATTCAAGTCCCGAAGCTCCGGAAAATGGTCCTTGAGCCAGTCCCCGGTAACGGCGCCCGTGCTGGTCGGGATGGTTTCCGTCACGCATTGCTGTTGCTGCGTCGTTATGTTAGGACCGTAGAGCGCGATGGTGCGGCGGACGATGTCCAGACCGCTTGTCTGGTTAGCGGTCTGCGTCGTGAGCGTAGTGTACGGCGTTCCATCAACCGTCGTCGTCGTCTCAAACGTCAAGACAACGCCGCGCACCGCCCGACGCTGCAATGGCTTTGCGCGGTATGACTTCGCGCCGCTGCCTGTGCCGCTGGATGCCTTCGTTACGATGGTCGCAAGGTCCGTGGGCTTTTGTACGTTCAGCGTGCTGGCAGCATGGTCAAAATAGACAATCGCATCAGGATGCCAGCGCAGGATGCTCTGGATGACCTCCCAACATGAAGTATCGACCACCTCGAATTTCGGGAAATAGATTGCGCCGGATGGCAGAATTGAGCCAGCGGAGACGCCCGTGGCGCTGTTGGCATACGTCAGGACATCAGTTACTGATTCCGCAGTGGTCTGCGTCTCATCATCGTTGCTGATCCCAACGACGCACCGAGTTTTGAATGCGTAGGCTTGCGTTGGCGTAGCGGGACCGACCGCATATTGCTGTTGATAGGCTATCCTGCGCAGGTTGCCGCTCTTGGCATCTGCAACGATGGTGTACCCTTCGCGCTCGCCGTCCGCGTAGGGCTCAATCTTAGTGACGTAGCCGCGGAAGTAGACGGTGCCACTGTAGGCAATAACGATGTTGTCATTGACTATACACGGAGCCACTGCCGTTGCGTTGATGGCATACGTTAGGTTGAGTTGGTCAATGCCTCCCGCTTGGAAATTGACCGACGCCGAGGAAATCAGAGCAGTCTGAAACGATACCGCTGCGTTGGCGTTGATCTGAACCGTCC